CAGCCTCAGGGTCCAAAGCTTGAGTTCTTCACTGTAACTTTCACTGGCACTGGCACAACTGGCGCTCAGGTTCTTGCAGCAGTTGAAACCATTCAACAGCTTTCAACAATCTACATGTACGAGTTCACCACTGACACCAACGACACTCTAGCTGTTGCTGCTTATCCAGTAGGCGCATGGGGTGACGTAACTGCAACTGGTGCAGGTTCACTCGACGCTGCCTTGACCGCAGCAGTTGGTGAAGCAGTATCGGTAGCTGCTTCTGCAACTTTCACTAACTAATAGTTAGTTAATAGTATCTACGAAGGCCCGGGGGTAGAAATATCCCCGGGTTTTTTATTAATCTAAATACTTTCATGTCACAGAGAATACGCTGTAGTACACTGTTTGATGTAACACACACCGGTGTGACTAACCGATCCAAGCCTGCAGGAGATGATGTTGCAGCATGGATTAAACAACGTAATACGCAATGTAACTTTGACACTATTTTGCAGGTAATCTCTCTTAGATCACAGCCTGATATTATCAAACATCCAGTGAAAACATTGGTCACTGATGAGTTATTGAATAAGTTCGGCTTTGTCTATCAACAGCCTGACTCTGAAATTTACTGTTGGGTATTTGAATTCGAAGTACATCATGTAAGTGTATTTGATAATCATGTGGGTCCTTTCGGGGCATTGTACAATGACTGTCACGGAGTACCAATGATACGTGACACCGAAAGTGCGTTTGACATTACTCCTTTTTTGGACGTAAGTGACGAGCTAAAAAACATACATTTTGAGGAAGTATGAGTAACATAAACGTCAAAAAGATAGCTGCCTTCCTCGAGGAGTCTTTATCTCACAAGATAAAGGATCTCATCGTCGCATCCGGTCCTAACTCATACGATCTTTTTGGGAGATTCAGAATTCATTCTCCCGACTACCAGACACACATAGTATATGATAATCTCACCAAAGAAACCAGAGAGTTTTCAGCATTGCGGTATGCAGCTTCATGGTGTACATTAGTAAATTCTAATAGATATATGGAGTCTAGAAGACTATGTTCCTTGGATTTAAAGCTTTGCAGCATTCAAGTAGACCTTGCAATTCATAAAAAGATGCTAAAAACTGCTTCTACACCAGAAGAACGTATTCTGTACTCAAACAAATTACAAGAAGACTCGTATAAGAGAAAAGTTGTGTTGCAAGAAATGCAAACCTTCATAAATAGTTCAAAGACATTGCAGGCTAAGAAATTTACGGTTAGGAACGCCAGAAATTTTAAAGCATTGTGATAAATACAATATCAACATGGAAGATACCCTATGAGACTTAATGACTTAGACAAACCAAATGCCCCACTAAAGGCACTCAAAGAAAACTTTGCGCTTGACTTCAATGTGTCATCATTGGACAAGTCAAAGACCAGACAGATGTTGAATAAGGTGAGAGGACTTATCAATGAGTCTAAGAAGTCACCTTCGTTCCATCAAGCACAAAATAACCCTTCTTACATGAAGCTAGTATTCATGGAGCAGGCATTGACTCAGCACATGCAGGTTGCTAAGAGTCCTCGTATCGTTCTAGAAAACGAAGAAGTTGAAAAGTCACAGGTAATTCTTGCGGCACAGGACATGATTGATACCGTACAAAAGATGTACGAAGATATCAACGACATGCTTGTTAAGGAACTTCCAGCACTTGTTGACTCGATTCAGAGCGAAATCGGTGTTAATGAATCAACCTCATTTAATGACGCAGCTAACCAAGCTTTGACCACACTTAACGCCTCACTACAAGAAGCTCAGACTGCACTTAAGGGTGCATTGGGCGGATTGACTGGCCAGGGTGCAGCAGACGCATTCGCACAGGGCGAACCTGAAATGGATGCTGATCTAGGTGCTGAATTGGGCGCAGACGCAGAAGCAGATTTGAATGCACCAGAAGGCGATCTTGATCTTCCTCCTGTTCCTGATATGGGCGCAGAAGACGAAGCAGAGCTTAACGCTCCCCCAGCAGTAGGTCGTGCAAAGAGATAATGTTTTTATTTGAGTTCGATCAGGATAGCGCACTCGTTTCAAAGATTGTGGCACTGACTAATCAACTTGAGCAAGATTTGGAAGACGGTAAGATCGGAAACGATTATACCGTCGACCAGCTTTTAGACTATTTCCAAAAGTATGATGTTATATTAGATGCTAATGACCTATATAACATGATCAAAGTTCCCCCACTCAAAACAGTCATTAAGAATATCCAGGGTGATAAAGTAATATTTGTTGGACAAGAAGAACCAAACAAGAAATATGATGCACCTGAAAGTGATGACAAGAAGACCGTTCAACAAATGGCTAAACGAGCAATGAAGTTTTAATCCATTCTTCTTGATTTTATTTCATCATTCACATATAATACAGTATGTCTATAGATGTTTCACACCTTGTCGTATTAGGATGTAGTTTTACATACGGTCAAGGTCTTACTGATCCTAAGCAAGAAGCTTGGGCAGCTATATTAGCAAATAAACTCAATGTTCCAATAGTTAACCTTGCCAGTTTAGGTTCTGGTAATGACCGCATTATGCGAAAGTTGTTCGAATATCACTACTTGGACTCTACAGACAACAACCCTCTCTATATCGTTGCATTTTCACATTCTTCTAGGCGAGAAGAATATATCTTCGATGAATATGATTATCGAATAGTTGACATGCATCCTGATGTTTTCCCCAAAAATGACTATGACTTTTCTAAATCAGCGATAGCTAACTATAACCAAGAAATTGCTTCGGCTAAGAAGTTAATGATACAATCGTTTATTTTGGACTTGTTTAAAGCTAACAACATAAATTATTTTATCACAGATTTTATGCCGGATAAGGATGATGATTTGAACGCTATAGAGAGAGTTTATCCAACTGCATACAATAAGGTTTATAATGACCCTTATAGATTAATGGATTTCGGTATCTTTTCAGGGAACTACACCCCTTTGAAATGCGGACATGATGGTCCAGAAGCACAGCAAGCTATCGCAAACTACGCATATGACGAAGCAATGGCTAGATTTGGCGGAATCAATTCAGTTGACAAGTCGTTTGTGTCACTAAAAGAATACCATGATCATTATGCTAAAGTTGGCTCATATCTAGGAGAGAACGCATGGCTTTAATTAACAAATTCCCTTATAAAGAAATGAAACGAGAAGCGACCAATGAAGGTCGTAAGTATGTAACTCCTGACGGAGAAAAGCTTCCAAGCGTCACTACTATTCTAGATGCAACAAAGCCATTAGAAGCGAAGAAAGCACTGATCGAATGGCGCAGACGAGTGGGTGAAAAGAAAGCTCAGGAGATCACAACCGAAGCAGCCGGAAGAGGCACCAGAATGCATAAGTATCTAGAGAACTATATACTTAATGGAGAAACAGGTGAGCCCGGAAGCAATCCGTATAGTAAGCAATCTCATACGATGGCGCATACAATCATATCTCAAGGCTTATCCAACTGCACCGAGTTCTGGGGTACGGAAGTACCTCTATACTTTCCTAAAATTTATGCTGGGACCACAGACTTAGTTGGACTTCATAGTGGTGATGAAGCTATCATGGACCACAAACAAACCAATAAGCCCAAGAAGCGTGAATGGATTGAAGATTATTTTCTGCAATTAACAGCATACGCTAATGCACACAACGAGGTACACGGCACTAAGATTCGCAAGGGTGTGATTTTCATGTGCAGTGCTGATAATCAGTATCAAGAGTTTATCGTAGAAGGCAATGAGTTTGACGAATGGTCAGATCGTTGGTGGAAACGAGTTGAAGAATACTACACTAAATTCCTATAGTGTTTATCTAGCTCAAAGCATAAATAAGTGTAATCGGATAGGTAAAGATTACACTTATGAGCATAATCCAAATCTCAAAAATACAGCAGCGTTCTGGTAACCTAGTAGACCTGCCTCAATTGTCAGAGGCAGAGTTTGGGTGGGCCAGTGATGCTAAAAAACTTTACATTGGTAAGACCACACCCAACGAGAACATCGAAGTACTGACTTCGTATTCTCAGATAAACTATAGCCAAATTAACGGAACAGTTGGTAACCTAAATATTAGTAGCGTCACGGTTGACAATGGTCAGCTATTAGTATATGATGGAACTAATTGGGTCAACAGAGGCGGTAATGCTGGCGGACTCATTACATTGGGTGACGTTGCAAACGTAAAGATCAATGGCGGTGCTATTGGATATGTACTTGAAACTGATGGTTTGGGTAACCTATCATGGACACCTAAGTCCTCAGTAATTGCTTATATTCAAAACGTAACCAAAGCTGATCCTGCAGTGGTTACTACCACACAAGACAATTTCTTTACAGACCGAACACAAATTACAATTACCGACGCAGCCGGCATGACCGACTTGAACGGCAAGAGTTATTACATTGACGTTTTAACTTCTAACACATTTGCACTATATGCGAATGCTGACTTAACCGGCCCAATCAATTCTAGCTCATATAATGCATATTCATACACGAGCGTAACAGGAACTACCACATCTACTAATATCATTACTGTAGGTAGCACAGCACCATTCAGTGAAAACCAAGAAATTCAATTCGTCGGTAATTTAGGAAATAGCGCCCTGGCTAATAGCACGCCTTATTATATTAAGGACATTCTTAGCGGAACAACACTAACTATTTCAGATGAACTACTAGCAAACGGTGTAGCAGGAAATACTAAATCAGTAGCCACAGCAACGTTTACCGGAGTAAACATGTATGGTACTGGTGGTAGAGCAATCGCAGCAGTCGGAACATCATCAGGTGGTAAAGCCGCAGAAGGCTCGGACACTACTGTTCAGTTCAACAAAAATAATCTGCTAGCAGGTGACGCTGACTTTACTTGGACATACGATGGTGCAAAGGTACTGACTATAGTAGGTAATGCCAACGTTGGTAATTTAAATTCAACTGGAATCGCATCTGCAACACGATACATTTCTAATATTGCAACTGGTACTGCCCCATTAACAGTAACAAGTACCACTCGTGTAGCAAACTTGAATGTTGCCTACGCTAACGTAAGCGATTTTGTTAATGTATCGGCACCTGGGACAGGAACTGGTTATCTCGTAATTGCTAATGCAACAACTGGTAACGTTGCTGAATACACTAGCGCCGGCATTAGTGCTAATCTATCAAATAACTCAATTACTGCAACAACATTTGTTGGCTCATTGAGCGGGGCAGCAACTACGGCAGGAACAGTAACAACCGCAGCACAACCAAACATCACTAGTGTAGGAAGATTGAGCAGCTTAACAGTAGGTAACTCAACTGCTAACACAGTGTTTGGTAATGGAACACTCACTGCAACAGAAGCATCCGGTGCAGCATGGATCATAAGTGCTAAAACCTCTGGCTTGACTAATGACAGCGGTTTATACGTAGACGGTGCAAACAACTTCCAGTTTGCGGCAAGAGACGGCGCCAACTCATTACGTGTAGTAATCGACGCCAATGCATCGTCATCATCATATATTGATGCAGGAAATGTTGGTATAGGCACTACTACTCCTGCAGGAAAGCTTGATGTAGTTGGAAATGCTTATGTAGGCGCAGACACTAATAATTCACTGTTTGTCGGAAGCAACTCAAGCTTTGTTAGAATCGGCGCACTAGGTAGAACGTCATTTAGCAATAGCGGATTGCAACTATTCACTAGCACTGCTAGTGCTACTGTCACCGCAGTAACTATTGATACTAATGGCAATGTAGGTATTGCAAATACAGCACCTACACACACTCTATCAATTACTGGTACGGCAAATGTTAGCGGAAACGCTAATGTAGGCAATCTCGGTACTACAACCGCAGTCATCACTACTGGTAATATCACTACTATCAATAGTGGGTTATTGCAAAACGGCAATAGTAATGTCACTATCACTGCGAACGGCAACGTAACTATTGCAGCAGTGGGCGGTGCTAGATTCGTTGCTACATCGACCGGTGCTAATGTCACTGGTACATTAGGTGTTTCGGGTAATGCGAATGTAGGTAATTTGGGAACAGCGCAAGTACTCGCAAGTGCTAATGTTGTTGCACCTCAGCTAATCAGCAATGTCGCGACCGGTACCGCTCCCTTTGTAGTTACTAGCACTACACAAGTAGCAAACCTAAACGTAGCAAATGCCGGAACTGCTAGCAGATTAGCGATAAGCAACGAAGGCGCAAATGCCAACACATTCTATCTAACATTTACTACTGGAAGTTCTACTGGTGCTAACGTTTCAATCGATAGTGGATTATCATATGTCCCAAGCACTGAAACATTAACTGCAAACTTATTTGTCGGTAATTTAAGTGGTAGTGCAACCACAGTAACAGCTTCTTCACAATCCAACATCACTAGTGTTGGTACTTTAACGTCACTTGCAGTAAGCGGTGCATTAACTACCACTCAGATTACAACCGGAGCAAACACCACTCCCGGCAACATCACCGGTAACTGGACACTAACCGCGGGCTCAAGCCTGCAAGCTACTTACGCTGACCTTGCAGAATATTACGAAGCAGACGATATCTATGTACCTGGCACGGTGGTAATGTTTGGTGGTGACAAGGAAGTTACTTTAGCAGAAGACGGTACCAATCGAGTAGCAGGCGTTGTATCAACGAATCCTGCATACGTTATGAACGCTACTTGCCCAGGACTATTGACTGCTGTTGCATTGCAAGGTCGTGTCCCTGTTAAGGTTAGAGGTAAGATACAAAAGGGCGATATGATGATATCGGGTGGTAATGGCTATGCTAGACCTGAAAAGTTCCCAACTATCGGGACAGTCATCGGTAAAGCACTTCAAGACTTTGATGGTTACGAGGGAGTAATCGAAGTAGCGGTAGGACGACTATAATGGCTTTGCCCCCAACACCAGACGGATATGATAGCTGGAACGATTACATTGAAACTAATGCGCCCGCTTTAGCTACATCGCAAGGTATAACGTTGCAAGAAGCTAAAGCGAGTCTAAAGCTTCTTTACGTCAGCGAACCTATTCGTAGTGCAGTGGGCGAACCTTACTACAGAGAATACAACGTATTCACTACTTGGGCTGATCGTGCATTGCTTCCCGAACCCGGTAGACCTTGGCGTTTATCCTAATTTTTTAGCCATTGAGCTAAATACATTATATGTTCTCATGGGGAGAACTTATGCAGCACCCACTGCGTAGCGGCTAGAACCCGCTTTTTTAAGGAGAAAACAAATGGGTCGTCCACTAAAGATTGCCAAAGCTCAGGCAGTCGTAACAATCACAAATACCACAGCCTCAACTAAGCTAGTAACAACCTCTCCTAACTTCACCAATCTCGGTATCATTGCTGGTATGCCATTCATTCCAGCAACTAACATCGGTGGTCTAGTAGCTGGAACTATGTACTGGATTCTACAGGTAGTTAACGCAGGTGCAAACAGCACTTTCACTGTTTCTGCAACTCCATTGAATGCTAACGTAAACTCAACTCCAGTAACTCTAACTACTGCATCAGGCACTGTTTCAGCAACAGTTGCTCCGGTTGATCTATACTTCAACAATCCAAATGGTTCAGCAAATACTTACTCAGTAGTAGGCGGCGATACCGCAATCATCGGTAAGCAAGTTACCGGTACTGTAGCATTCGGTGTTGCTGGCGAAGGCACAATCACTGTTGCAGACGATAGTGCAAACATTGACGGCACAGGTACCGATCTTGCTAACACATTAGCAGACGGTGATATCGTTTACTCAACTGATGGTGCTGTTCTAGGTATTATTGCTGATATTGCTAACGCAACTGCAAACACTGCAACTTTTGCAGCTAATGCAAGTGCGAACTACACTGGTGCATTCTCAACTGCAACCCCAGAATCTGGCTACATCGTTCGTCAGAAGGGCAAGCAGAAGTATCTTGTAAAGGGTACTACAACCGGAATCGTTGGTGCAGTTTATACTTTTGACGGTTCAGTTGGTGCACAACCAGCTAACTCAATTGTAATCACAGCAACCGATAATAGCAATGCTACTGTCTATGTACAGAGCCTAAGCGATCACACCGCTGAATTGTTCACTGCTACATCAGGACCAATTGCAACAGGTAACATCGTTCTTGAAGAAGCTGATCCGGCTTATGCATCATTCAATGCAGCCGCAGCAGCTAACGCAGCAAACGGTCAGCCTTATCCGATCGTAACTGTAAACAACGCATAAGGATTAGAACATGGCTCAGCCTACACCAAACTTTGCAAGTGCTAAGACTGAGACAGAAGTTGCGGTCCTGCAAGTTCAGTTTCAAAATCTAAATGAAAAGGTAGATGACTTGAAATCAGATTTGCAGGACCTAGAAACTCATATTGATAATCATATGGAAAAAACACATGATCTAATCAGAGAGTTCCAAGAAGAAAACAAAAAGCAACATGATGAGGTTAATCAAAAAATCTCATCGCTCGAAAAATGGCGCTGGATGTTAATCGGTGGTGCTACAGTAGTTGGCGCATTAGGTTGGCCAGTTCTTGAAAAAATTCTTGGACTATAATTAGGTAAGACTGTTAAGTTTTTCTATTACGATATCAATATTAACAGTTGAAAACAAACCAGGGTGGAGCGGCTTAGGATGTAGGCCGCTCCTTACCCATGCATAGCCTACATGTTCATCATTCAACTCGGGAATGAATTCTTCTGCAATCTCGCAGAAAAATGTATGATAAGTGAAATTATTATTGACGAACTTTTGAATCGGTATTAATTTAAGGTCGGTTATGTCATACGACATTTCTTCTTGACATTCTCGTATAATACCTTCAAGTAATGTCTCGTCTTTTTCTATGCCGCCACCAGGTATGCTCCAAGTAGGGCTTCTATAATCAGAACGTAGTAAGTATAGATATCTTCCGGTAGATTTGCTGTAGAAGAATACGCCTGCTGCTTGTTTTTGCATTTAGATAACTATGCTATAATCGCCTTCGTTGTACCATCCTTCATAACTCTTTATCCACATACCATCTGATGGCACATATCTATATTGAATATTAGTAGTTAAATTAGTTACGAACTCTACAGTAGTAGCAGTTTCTACGGAAAATGCAACTTCCCATTGACCCGATGCAGCATTATATTGTATAATGTCGTTTGCCGCAGCAACTAAGTCGCCCCATGACACAGTAGATTCATCGGTGTACCCAATGTCTTCTACAATTAGATATCTTCTTCCGTCTACTGGGGCAGGTAATCCGGCGTCGGGACCAGTCAGTTGAGGATTGATGATAGCATCTACGGGAGCTAACGTATTTTGGGGAAGGGTATCGGGGTCAATATTATAGATCAAGAATCTATCATCGACGGGGTTAGGGACAATAGTACCCACAATATCATCTTCTAGATAGGGATTCTGTAGCCAAATTTGGCTAATTCCCGGTCTTACAGCACCGTATACGTTTAATAAGCTTGACCAATATAAATCAGTATTAGGATTAATTGGTTGCTCTAGTGAACTATTGGGGGGATAAAATGCAGTAGCTTGCGGCAATAATTGTAATTGATTACCTAACAACAATACTTTATATCCATATGGACTGATTTTTTGTCTAGTACCCAGCAATAAATCTTCATCCTGGATATCATCTAATGCTTTACCCTTAAAGATACTTGCAATAACTTTGTGAATAACACCCATTTTCTTGAGCTTACTAGACGTAGTGATCCAAATTGGCATATAAAACTTCCAAGTCATAACGTCAATTGGATTGCCTGTGCCTTGCGGAATAGTACGACTTGTAAAAGTTAATCCATCTTGGAATACTGCACTTAATGAAGTCCAGTCTACAAAGTTATCAGTGCTTTGCAGTTCTAATGCAGGATTAAACAATGTTCCTAACTGTTCGATCAACTCTAATTTCTGTTGATAGTTAGTGGTCCAAAAATCAACAGTGATACGCAATGTGTAAGGAACTGGCATCAATCGTTCAATGGTGAATGCCTGACCCTGCGCAGTAGTATAACTTTGCGTTTCTGAGTCATATGCACGTTGTCTTACATTGATCTTGTCAACAAACGTAGGCTCTTGTGTCCATTTCTGATTATATTCTAATCCACTGATATAATAAGTGATTAATGGCGCGCTAGGTAGGTTACTTGCACTGTTGTTAGCAATGATTGTTGATGCCTGTCTTGAGCTATCACCGTACATAATTGGGACACGAACTAGAATATCATTGCCGTTAGGGTCTTTGCCTTTAGTGACGTACCAGTTGCTAAAAATCTTAG